CCCTGCGCCACCTCCTCCTGATGGGCGAACGCCAGACGGCCCTCCACCACCGCCGCCGCCGACAATCAGCACGCGGACGGCGCGGCTGAGGCGAGATCGCAGGCTCGACGTGCTTCGCAGCGACGACGCTGTGAGTCTCAGGCTCATGTGATTTCGACGCCGTAAAGAGAAAACGCGACATTCGCCGTGCTTGCCCACACGGTGACCACGTCCGTGGCGGCGAGTGTGATGCCAAGAGTCAAAAACGCACTGTCATTCGCAGGAAGACTTGCGTCGTAGGCAATGTAGTGCTGATTTGCCAGCGTGGCTCCTGCAGGACGAACGGCGACACGATAGGTAACAGCAGACGCAGACAGGTTCGCGACCACAAGCGTCGATGCAATCGCCGAGGTCGCGGAAGGTGCCGTGTAGAGCGTTTGCGCAGTCGTGGCCGAGGGATTTGACTGACCCAGCACCTTGTGTGTTTGCGGCATCTCAGCCCCCCATGAAAAGAAACGGATGCAGTGCGTCGTCTATACCAGCAGGTCCTGTAGGACCTGTCACCGTCGACGACGGGCCTGTCGGCCCAGTAACGCTCGCACCAGAAGGTCCAGTTGGGCCTGTTACTGATGCACCGGTCGGCCCCGTAGCGCTTTGCCCTGCGGCACCGTCACTCCCGCGTGGTCCTGTTGGGCCTGTCGCGCCAACGCCGGTGGGGCCAGTTATCGATTGACCTGACGCACCGGTTGGCCCTGTCGCGCCGGCGCCGCCGGTCAGCCCAGCGACCCCGTCGTTTCCACGAGGCCCTGTCGGGCCGGTTACCGATTCGCCAACTGGACCAGTCGGCCCTGCAATGCTCTGGCCGGAAGGCCCGGTGGCGCCAGTTGGGCCGGTGACCGTGGACGCCGGGCCGGTTGGCCCAGTGACAGATGCGCCTTGAGCCCCTGTCGGCCCAGTCACAGTTGATGCGGCGCCAGCAGGACCTGCGGCCCCGGTCGGTCCAGTTACAGTCGACGCTGGCCCAACCGCGCCTGTGCTACCAGTTGGCCCGGCTATTCCTTGCTGGCCGGCCGCCCCCGTCGGCCCCGTGACACTCGCCCCCGTGGCGCCCGTTGCACCGGCAACGCCAGTAGCACCGGCTGGGCCACGCTCTCCTGCCGATCCAGTAGGCCCGACGACTGACTCGCCGGCCATACCCATCGGCCCAGTGGGACCAACGACGTTCGATGCCGCACCCGTCGGCCCAACAGCCCCCACCTCGCCCTGCAGTCCGCGAGGCCCTGTAGCTCCGACGACGCCTCGAGGCCCCGTCGGGCCGACTCCGGCCAGCTGCACGGCAAACGTCTGGCCGTTCGTGATGACCGGCGCGATTCCGGTCGCTCCAGTGACGCTCACGCTAAACGGAGCGGGGCCTGTGACGCTGACGCGAATGTCGCTCATGGCGCCCTCAGCGTGAACATGCCGGAGGTGACGGCTCGGTCGAGAGCGGAGGAACGCAGGAACCAGCGGTAGCTCTTGGTAAGCGACAGACCTTTGACGGTTGACGCTTGAAGTGAGAGCGTGATGGCTCCGAGAGAATCGTTGACGCGTGTGATGGACCAGGTCGCCGCCGGCGCCGGCGTTGCCGCGATCGCTGCTGCATATCCTGCAGCCGTATCCTCGTAGATGACGGCCGTCAGCGTGTCCCCCACGGTGGAAAAGCCTAGCGAGCCAGTGATTGCAAGGCCGTCGCCGTGGGCCAAGACAACATCTAGCGTTCCAGGCAGCTGCGTGTATGTGCTGCTCACCTCGTCACCTCCTCAATTACGCAGGCAATCTCGCCGGCGAGGTTCCTGGCGTGGTCCGACTCTGCCCAGCGGGCAAGCTGCGTGACGGTCCACGGCCCAAGCAGCGCGAACGCTGCGTAGGTCACGGCGACGGCGATGGTGTCGTTGTCGATCATTGCAGCTACCACGTCGCCAATGATGACCGCTTCCACGTATTAGCTGCCGTTGCCAGATAGAAATAACTCCCGTCATACGCGATCTGCCCCGCCGTGCCGCTCGCCGTCGGCGACGCAGGCACGCTTGACCATGTGAGCCCAGAGCCGCTGATTGTCACGGGCAGCGTCTGGGCTGACAGATCGGGGAATGCTGTAGCGGGAACGGCGATGGTGGAGCCGGTGTAACCGCGCGCGGACCCGATCGTTACCCGCACATCGTCGATGTAGCCGTTCAGAGAGCCTGTGTTATAGAGAGATCCGATGTACGCGGTCGCGGACTCAAGGTAGTTTGTCGAGTCCGACCAAGAACTGCCTGCCTGCGTGCCGTTGAAATACATTCGCGTTGTGCCAGACGAGCGAGCCAACGCGATGTGGTGCCACGCTCCTGTTGATACCGTTCCGCCTGTGATTCTGTTTGCAGTCGTCACGTAATAGTACAGCACGCCACTGCCGATATAGAGGACCGGATGGGCGGTAACGTCCCCAGAACGTCCGTCGTACAAGCCGTTGTATGCGTCTGTGTTGGAAACCAAATACACCCACATCTCTATAGCAAAGTCGCCAGTGCCAATTGCTGGCATGTTGGCCGTCAGTGCATCGCCGGTGCCCTCGAAGGCTGCCGACTTGCCTCCCCACTTCGACTGAGCCGTTGACTGCGTGGCGTTGCCGACGGCTGTGATCGTCTTCGGCGACGGCGACGAATCGACGAACGTGCTGCCGCTGCCGTCCATGTGCAGGAGCAGGGCTACGCTATCCATAAACGGGTCGCTCGCCGGAATCGTCACGCTGCCCGATAGCGAGCCAGAGCCGCCCGAGCCGCCGCCAGTGGCAGCGAGCACGCCGTCGGTGATCGTCAGGCCCGAGCCGACCTTGATGCCGCCGAGAACGGTCGATGAGGCAACTTGCAATTCAAAACTGCTTCCGCTTGGCCCGGTGGGTCCAGTAACGGTCGATGCAGCACCAGTTGGCCCCGTAATGCCAACGCCGGTGGGACCTGTTGGACCAGGCTCTGTCGATGTTGCTCCCGTTGGCCCCGTAATGCTGGCACCCGTAGGACCGGCACTTCCAGTTGGCCCCGTAACGATAGACGCGGAGCCTGCCGGTCCAGTCGGACCAACTCCAGACGGCCCCGTAGGACCGGTCACACTTGATGCCTCGCCTGTTGGCCCAGTAGGACCAACGCCTGACGGCCCAGTTGGGCCGGTGATTGTCGACGCTGCACCAGTCGGCCCCTGCGGAAACGAGAAGTTCAGCAGCACGCCGCCTGAGATCTGCGTCACGCTGGCGTCGGCAGGTCCTGTGCCAACATTTCCGATGCCGATGCTCGGCGTGCTTCCGACGGCACCAGTTGGCCCGGTGCTGCCCGCAGGACCAAGCGGCAGCGACAGTGACAGTAGTTGCGCACCAGGAGAACCGCTAAGGCTCGCGCTCGCGATCGCTCCCGCGCTCACCGTCCCGATTGATATTGAGTTGGCAGGCCCGGTGGCGCCAGTTGGGCCGGTGCTACCAGTTGGCCCGGTCACGATCGGCCCCGTGCTGCCCGTCGGCCCTGTCACATTCGAAGGCGAGCCCGTCGGCCCCGTAACGCTTGCTCCCGTCGGCCCGCGATCACCTGTCGGCCCTGTCCCGCCGGCGCCAGTTGGCCCAGTAAACCCGAGGCCGGATGGCCCTGTCGGCCCCTGTTGGCCAGTCTGGAGTTGCAGGCCCGATCCCCACGCGTTGTTTGCCTTCGGGCCATAGAGCACACCCGAGTTGGAGTCGATGTAGTAGTCGCCGCTGCGACCGAGGCCGGATGACGGGCCTGTCGATCCGCTGTAGATGAACCGCCCATCAACGCCGGCGGCGCCAGTCGGTCCCGTGGTGCCGGCAAGAGGCACCCAGCTAGATCCGTCCCAAGTCAGCACCTGGCCGCCCGTCGGGCCGGTGGCCGACACTGTGCGGCCCTGCAGCTGCGTCGCGTTGCCGCTTGTCGGCGATTGAATGCTGAAGTAGGGCATCAGGGCACCAGCTGCGTGTGAATCTTGCGGATCTTCTGCTGACGGTCTGCCCACACCCACGCGTTGCTACTGAACGGCGAGAACACTTCGTATGCAGTGCCGTCGGCGTCGATCACGCGGTCGCCCTTCTTGGGGGCGGCCGATAAGTAGTCAGTCGAGATGAAAAAATCCCGGCTCTCAATGCGAGTGATAGACCCGGACTGATCCATCGACTCGTGCCTGGTCATGCCAACCATCGCTGGCATGGCTTTCGGAACGAGCGAGCCGAGAGCCTTGTACTCGACCTGCACCGACAAATGGCGATCGGCCTGCGACCGGAACCACGCTGCGCCCTGCGAGATGAGGTCCTGCATGACTGCGTGTTACCAGTGAAAGGTCGAACTCCAAATAGAGCCACCGAGGCCGTGCGGCCGGCACGATTGCCTGGCCGCACGGCCCCTAGAGCGAACTGCGTCAGGCACCTGGAACGAGCAGCACGTGCACCGTGTTGTCGGTCGTCGCAGGCTTCGCAGCCACGTAGCCCATCGCGGTGCCGGTGGCACCGGTGACGGCCTGGCCGTTGAAGAGCGAAACCTTGCTGCCTTGGGCGTAATCGGTCCCGGCGCCGGTCGGCTTCGGGATCGAAAAGATGCCCTCGACGTTCAGATTGCCGAGCTCGTTCGCTGCGATGGGCCGCGAGGCCACGCCGACGATCGAACCAACCACCACCGCTTCGCCCGCCGCCACGCCCGTGGTGGGCGTGTAGCGGAGCCTGTCACCTTCGTACTCGAATGCCACTGGATCACCTCTTTCTTAAAAATGGAAACTGTTTGGATCGTCATGCCGGCCGGCGGCGCTTGGGCACGCCGCCGACCGGCCACGTTTTGCATCGATCAGGCCGTCGCCATCCGGTAGCAGCCGTTCTTCTCGGCCTTGGCCACGCCCCACGACCAGTGGCCGCGGACCATGATGCCGAGGGTGTTGAAATCGGCGTCGGCCGACTCCACCATCGGCTGCCGCTGACCGTTGAGGAAAGCGACCTCCATCGCAGGGATCGCCCGGGGATCCGCCGCGAGCCACCACGTGGTGGCGCTCGACAGATAGGACGAGCTCACGACGCGATACCGGCCGGCGAGCACGTTCGCGTTGCCGCGAACCGTGTCGGAGCCGGTGATCAGCAGGCTTGAGGACATGACCTCGGAAGCCGGGATCTCAAGCTCGGCGGGCACCAGCAGCACGCTGGGCGGAACGCCCAGCGGGTTGCCGTCCGCGTTCTTCAGCTTCCGGAAGCCGGTGGCCGCCGTCCGCAGTGAAGTCAGCGAGAACGCATTGCCAGCAGCCGCAGCCTCCTTCGCGAAGTAGGAAGCGTTCGACGCCTCAAACTCCGTCCAGAAAGCCTTGTTGAGGCCGATAGCCGCACCGTAGCCGAGCCGCGAGCTCACCTGAGTGAGAGCACCCAGATCGTCGTTCACGAGGTCGACCATCGAGATGCTCGAAAGTCGGCCGTACAGCTTGGCCTTGATGGTGCGGCTTTCCTCGCCGGCATCCGCACTACGGAGCTCGCCGTCGTTGGCCACTTCCTCGAACTCGAAGCCACCCGTCAGACGCACGCCCGTGACAGACTTGTAGTCTGACACGTTGCGAGTGCTGGCGATCGCGTCCCAGTTCTGCTCGACAGCCGTGAAACCGTCGAGGAGGAACTTGCCATAGGTCGCCGAGAGGATCGTCCCGACGTTGTGCGTCGCGAACGCGGCACGCAGCACCTGACGGCAGTTGCTCTCGGAGATCCGGTGGCCGGCCTCCGCGTACCCGTTGGCACGGGCAGCAGCGAGCACCACCTGCGAAAGCGACGCCTCGCCACGCCGGGCGTGGGCGGCCTCGAGGGTGCGCTCGTCATACTTCTTCTCGACGTCGGTCAGGCCGCCGGCCATGCAGAGGGCGGCCTCCACCACCTTCGCGTCGTTGGCGGGCTTCGCCACGACGTGAATCGCCGGGGCAGCCGGGCGGGAGGCCCGAATGTCGGCGAGGAGCTCGGCCTTGAGCTCGGCCATCAGAGTCTTCTTGATTTCGTCCACGGACACCTCCGGCTTTTCGGCCGTCACGGTCGCGTTCTCGGTGCCCACGGCGACGCTCGCCGTGGCTTCCGCGGCGACCTTCTGGTCGACGTCGGGCGTTTCGTTGGCGTGGTCCGCCATGAGCTCATCCCCAGTCGCCTCCGCGGCGATAGCGGCGGACGTTGCGGCGTCCGCTCCGAACAGAACTACGGAAACTTCTCGCAGGGTGCTCGCACGCACCACGGAGATCGGGCCGGTGAACTCCCGGCCGTTTACGGTGACCATTTCGCCGGGCGCGATGTTCTCGATGCGGTTGACGTCCGCACCGATCGACGCCTGGAACTTCCAGCCCCGGCGGGCATAGCCGAGCACCTTCTCGACCAGCGGGCCGTCGCCGATAACGTCGCCGGCGACGACCAGGTCCTGCCCGGAGTTGTCCTTTCGGTCGGCCTGGCCGATAGCCGCCTCGAGCGAGTAATCGTGCCCGTACATGACGGCCACATTGCCGCTCGTGTCCATCCCCGCCAGGTCGACGACCAGGGGGTTGCGGCTCCACGACTGCCGGATCGCCCGGCCGGTGTAGCCGACGAGCTCAAACCGCGGCAGGCCGCCGGCGATCGTGCCGTCGGCCGCGACGGCCGGAGTCGAGACAGAAAACTGTGCGTCGGTGGTGATTCTTTTCATAGGAATTCAATCAGTCCATCGATGTCGTCGTCGTCCCAGTCCTCGAAGTCCCACATTGGTCCTCCGCTTCGTCTTGGAGCTCGTTCACTTGTCGTTCGAGCTTGGCGAGTCGCGCGGCCGCAGCCGCTGCGTTGGGATCCTGCTCGCCGCCGTAGTTCACCTCTGGAGTCATGTCGACGAAGAGGCCGAGCTCCTTCATCAGGGTGACCTCTTCGGCACGCTGGGCGAGTTCCTGTCTCCAGTCACGACCGAGCCGCTGGTATTCGGCTGCCAGCGTCGTGGTGTGCGTCCGGAGACGCGTCTCCATCGCATCGGCTTCCTTCTTGGGATCGACGTGCTCAAAGCCGTCCCACGTCCACTGCCACGTCCATTCGGCCATCGGAGGCAGACCGTCTGGGATGAGGCCCGGGACGAGGGCGGCCTCGTCGAGCCACTTCCCGACGAGCGGGTCGAGCATCACCCGCTCTAGGTCAACCCGCTCGCACTGCAGATGCTTGCGGTAGACGAGGTAGTCGCCCCGCATGCTTGAGTAATTTGCGGCGGACGAGTCCATCGCGGCCACGATGTACGGCATGTTCAGCGTGCGGGCGATCTCGTTGATCAGACGGCGGACAAACTCCGAGTAGGTGCTCGTCGGCTGTTCTGGTTTCATCTGCAACGCATCCCAGCCGTCGGGGATGCTTGTGGCCATGCCACGCATCAGCGGCATTGTTTCCCACGCCGGCTGGGCCGTGGCGATGCCGTCGGCCGGCAGGTTCGTCTTGATGATCGCGGCGAAGTCAGCGGCCGTCTCGGCCGCCGTCACCACTGCGAGCGTGTAACGCCGGAGCATGGCGAAGAGCTCAAGGGCCGGCACCACCTCGCCAACGCCGCGGTGCTGGCCGGGGCGGAACGCATGGAACCAGTGCAGCACGTTGTCGGCCGAGTACCAGCGGCCGTCGCCAACCCAGCCCGACAGGGTCGCCCCTGGATGGTGCTTGAGCACGTAGTATTCCGACACGTTGCCGTCTTCATCAAACCGCAGCCCATCGACGCTCGACGCATGAAGCTCCGGCGCCGGGCTCGTCACCTGGTCGGCCTCGATGAGCTTCACGTCCAGCTGCACGCCGCGGAGCCGTCGGTTGGTCGTCTCGACGGCAAACACCTCGCCGTCGGTTACCTTCGCGAGCTTCGCCAGCCGCAGCTTGCGGGCCATGTCGATCGCCAGAAACCACTCAAACACCGCATCCTCGACGCGGCGAACGCTCGCAGCATCCGCGTCGCGTCCACAGTCAAGCTGCAGACGCGGGCCGGTGCCGATGAGGTCGGATGCCAGCGTGCTGGCCATGCCAGCGAGATACGCGTTGTTGTCGCGTTCATAGCGAGCCCTCGCTCGCATCTTCCGGCGGACCTCTGGAGCCAGGGCCGCATCGGCGGAATAGTAATCCGCCATCGACCAGTGGTTGCGATTGTGCTCGGTGGTCTGGGCCGCGTCATACCGTGCCCTCACCAGCTTGCTGATGACGGCCTTCTGCTCGGCCACCGTCTGCTTGAGGGTGGGGCGGGGTGATCGCGTCGGCTTCTGGGCGGCGCGTTTGGCCATCAGGAGCTCGCCCCGGGGGAGGTGATGACTGCCCGCCGCATCATTGCGAACGGGCTGCCTGCGGTGACTGCAGCCCGCTGCTGCATCACCCACTTCGCAGCCTCCAGCTGCTTGTCGAGCTCGTGCTGCTCGACCTCACCGGCGTCGGTACGTGCACGCTTCGGCTGCGCGAGATTCGCGGCGAGAGCGTCGAGAACGTCGTCGGCGGCGGCCATTTGCACCTCTGTGACGCGGGAATTCCCGCTATCACTGAGTGTACCATTGTTCAGGTGTTATTCCGGCGTTTCGCGGCCGTTGGAGAGACGCTCCAGCAGTGAGCGGAGCGTGACGGCGCGCGTTGCTTCACCGGGCGTTTCTCCGTAATCCGAGAAGTACGCCACAGCCTCGCGCTCGTACCCTCTGATCCGCAGCCTATTAATCTCGTTGGCAGCCTCGTCCATCAAATCCTGCGCAGACTCTGCATCTACGGCGTGGCACCATCTACGCAGCCGCTCGCAGATGTCTCGCGTTCTGGAATCTGGAATCATTCCACCAGCCCCGGCGTTTCGCGGATCGACGTGCGGATGTGCTCAAGGTGCCGCACCGTCTCGTCTGACGGCGAGCCGTGCTTGAGCACGCCACGGCAGTATTGGTCTATGTCCCACAAGACCGCCTTCGCCTCGCTGCCCTGGCGGGCGGCGTCGAACTCGGTCTGCTCGTCTGGCAAACGGAATCTGAGGATCACGTGTGGCATGGTTCACCTTGAAAGAAGCTGCCCGGCGTGGGTCGGCGACACGGTTTATCGGTCCGCTGCCAGCCACGCCGGGCAGCGATCGGCTAGTTGCCGTAGCGAATCACGGCGAACCAGCCGCGACGCGTCGGAGAGTACGCGACGCCGCGTTCGACGATGCGGTAGCGGCCACGCTGGGCATCCTGAAAAAAACAACAGTTGGCGAACGCCTGGTCTGGACCTGCCGTCGAGAATCCTACCCCTTCCCTAAGGCCCCCGGCGGTGCCGCAGTGGCGCAGGATGCCGCTTCTAGCCATCGAATCCGCGTCGGCCTGGGCCGACGAGATGGTGACGCGACGAGCGTAGACGTTCGTGTCGGCCACGGCAGACGACGCGATCGCCAAAAGCATGAGAGCAAAGAGAAAACGCATGTGGATGCCTTTCTTCTGGAGGGAAACGAACCACCAGCAGACTGCCACGCGATCGGCACCGGCCAAATAGCAGAGCTACCTGCCCATCTTCGCAAGCAACGCCGCCCGGCGGGCCGCGAGATCCTCCCGCGTGATCACCTTCCGCGGTGCGGCAGGCTTGGCCTCGGCCCCGACGGCCGAGATCCCCGCGTATGAGGCCGCCACGGCGGCCCCGACGACGCAGTCGAGCAAATGGTTGTCGCGGCCCGGAACCAGCTTCCACTCGTCGCATTGCCGCATCTTCGACTCGACTCGCACCGGCACCTCGCTGGCCAGCTGGTCGGCGAGCATGTCGTGCACCACGCCGTCGTGAATCGTGAACGCCTGCGGATCGCCGACCGGCAGTTTCATGCGGGCCACCAGGAACGTCTTCCATGAGTTCGTGTCGAAGAGCACGTGCCGCTGCCGGCCGATGGTGCTCGTCCGCCAGTTGGCCCCGACCCGCTCGCCCTTGTCTGGCTTTTTGTCACTGATCGTCTGGCCGCTCGCACCAACGTAACGGCCGTGCGTCGGCAGAATCCGCGGGCCGTAGCTCGAGCGGCGTGCGAAGTCCCTGATCACGCCCTGCGTCTGTGCCCAGTTGGCGTCGATAAACATCTGCCCGATGCGGAGCACGGCGTCGTCGTTCTCGCGGGCGAACTCCCGGTCAAGGAGCTCGGCGGCCACGGCCTCCAGGCCCGCGTGGATCGCCGCCTCGACGTTGTTGCCGTGGGAACGCGAGAGCGTCTTCTTGGCGTCGCGGAGGGTGAAGTAGCTTCGTCCCTGGTCCGGGTAGGTGCCGTAGGCCACGACGTGCCCGCGAAACTGGTGGCCCCACGCCACGACCGCCCAGTAGAGGAGCTCCTTCTGGACGTCCACGAAGGCCGTGAGCGTGTCGAGCCCGCGTGGCACCAGCCACCGCGGCACGTGGATCGCCCGGCCACGCACCTCCTCCGCGGAGATGCCGGAGGCGTCGGCCTCGTTGCGGATCGGTTCCTGCTGAAACTCCGACGCGAAGACGGCCGGGCCGTCGTCGAGGTAGGCGTTGTAGGCATGCTGGATCGCTGAGTTCTCTCGCTCCGGGTCGAAGCAGCTTTCCCACGACACCTGACAGCCGGCGTCCATCGCGGCACGGTTTGCGAGGTAGAAGTCGTTGGCCTCGCGGTGGGCGCGGGCCTGGTCGCCGACGATGTCTTTCGCGAACGTCCGCCTGAGCGTTGCGTACTGCTCGAGCCACATGTCTTCGTGCCGGTCGGCCCACTTCCGAACCATCGGGATCCGTTCACCCTGCCACGCAGGATGCTTGCCGGCGTCGAGCAGCTGGTCGACCATGTCACCGTGCTCGATCACGGTGGCGTTGACCACGCACGCCATGCTCGTCGTGTGGCCGGAGAGCTTCATCACGCTCTTGAGCAGGATCTCCATCCGGGCCTGGCACTGCACCGGGCTGCGGGCACTGTCGCGGGTCTGCGGGTCGTCCACGATGCAGACGTCGGGCCGCAGCTGCCGGCCGTCGGGCGTCTTCCAGCGGAGGCCGAGGATCGAGCCGGTGAGGCCGCGGCTCATGATGATCGCACCGCTCGACGGCGAGCCGTCAATGGTCGGGAGAACGAGTGTGTCTTTCTTCCACTGGATGTGCGTTCGCTTGCCGGCGTGCGTCTGCGAGTTGCACCGCTGGGCCTTGCCCTCTAGGGCACGCACGGCGTGGCACACTTCGGGGAAGTCTTCGTAGAGCAGGTCGTTGTCACTCAACTCTGTGCGGATGGAGTTGATCGCTTTCGCTGCGAGGTCGCTCTCGGCGGCGAAGATGGCGCCGAAGGAGCGGTGGCCGTAGAGCACGGCCCAGAGGAGGGCGAGCTCGCTGATGGTCGACTTCGCGAAGCCGCGGTAGACCGCATTGACGAACCGGCCGCCGCGAGTCGAGCAGTCCTCGATGCGGCCGATCACGCGTTTGTGGTCGTCGGAGAACGGCGAGAGGCCGGTGCTGTAGGGGAAGTAGGTCGTGAGGAACAGCAGGAGGCTTTTGCCGCACGCGTCGCGGCGTTCGCGGTTCACGACCGGCGGGATTTCGCCGATGTCGGAGCCTTTTCGGGTGCGTTCGCGGGACCGCTCGACGTCCGCCAGACGCTTCTGTTCGCGGCTGTTTGCCGGATCTGCGCTCTTCGGTCTGGCCATAAGTCTTTTCTGTGGGTAGGTTTCGGGAGTGAATCGACGCAGAGGGGGA